ATCCGTAATCTTCCATTTCAAAGTCCACGTTGATTGAATTAGGCATCACCTTTATGTTACCCTTCAAACTATTATAAAGTTCCTTAGAAACGTTCTTTTTGCTTTTAGATAACCTTGTGCGTGCTTGTTGTATTACAAAGTTTTTAAATGCTTCTAATGCAGCTTCTGTTTTCTTTAGTCGCATATTGTCATATCGTTTTGCACTAATACATCAAATGTTGCTGCCCATCCTGCTAACTTGTTTTCAAATCTATCTACAAATGGTTCACAGTTTACATTGCCTTCTACCTGATATAATTCTGTGTATAGATCACCACGTTGTAAGGTGTTTATTATTCTTGTTAGTAAAGCTAGTTGTGTGTTTAACACATCTTGTTCGTTGTCGTTTCCTACAAAGATGTCAGTAGTAGCTTCCTTGCTTATGTCTACTATATCCATTGCAAGTATAGATACGTTGAATGTAAGTGTCTTACTTCCTACCGTAGTGTTGTTTACTATGATATGTGATAATGGGAATATCGTTTGCTTGTTTAAATCTATATCATCTAAACTTCCAAAGGTTACTGTATTCACAAAAGGTTCTGCAAGTAGTGCATCCTTTAGTTTATCCGTTAAGTTGTAAAATCCTTTCATCTACGTTTTATTAGTTGTTTTTCTAATTGCATCTTTTCTTTTTCAAAGGCTAAGTACATTAGGCATTGGTGTACGTTTAGTTTAGTGACTGTGTTAAACTGGGTAACATCTTTTTGAGCAAGTCCATAGATTGACTGATACCATCCCCACTTAGCCCCAAAGTTTGCTTCTGTTGAGTAGTCATCTTGTTCGTTTCCTTCTGTAAAAAGCTCAGGATAGTTTGTGTTAATTCGTTGCTTAAACGATAAAAAAAAACCATAGCAGAAAATACTACATCTAATGGTGCTTGTTTCATAGCCTCATCATTTACTATCCCTTCGTAATCTTCTATCTGGTATTTGTGTCCTTTACTAAATGTTACTGGTCTGTATAGAACGCTCATTGCTTTGTGCATTGTTTGCCAGTCACCTAAGTTATCATCAAGATCTATATATTCCCCTAGTGTCATATCATCTAACACAGGTATAAAACCCATTTTAACGCCCCCTAATTCAAAGGTGGGTATTAAACTATGTTTGGTATCAAACACCTTGTTTAAGTGTAGTGATATCTCTTGTACGCTTTTGTATTTAATTGTAGCTACATCCTTTAGATCAAGGTTGCAGAATATCTGTACCATCTTCTGAAGTAAGAAAGTAGTATCCTTATTTTCTTTGGTGTTTATCTTTTCAAACTTTTGATATTGTCCTAATGTAATTTCCTTTAGGCTATCAGGAACGTTTATTTCAATCTTCATACTAATACAATAACTTTAAGGCTTATTTGTATAAATAGAAAAAGGGTCACATATGCAACCCTAATCCTACCAACAAAATGAAACGGACATTTAAAGCTGCCCAAACTATTCTCCTAATATAAACCTTTTATATGCGTATTGATATGCTTCTTCTATTTTATCTTCTAATACTGTACTGTTTTGTTTGTATGTAGTTCCATTGCCTTCTACCTTGTTCTTACCCTTGTAGTCTATGTGAAGGGTTACTTCAGAACCTTTAAACGTTCCTTTAACAGTTGGCTTCTGCACTACATATATTTCTTCGTACCAGCACGCTTGTCGCATCTTATGATTCAAATATAAACATTATTAAGTACATCCAAGCGTACATTGATGCGTATGCTGTTAATCCCCAAGCTGAAGCTACTATTATATTCTTATAGCTAAACATTGCTTTTAGTATCCTAGTTTCTAGTCTGTTGTTTCTCATAATAATTGATTTAGTTAAACTTTGTTTATACGAATATATAAACTTTTTTTAAACACACCAAATTAGTATATAAAATATTGCCCTTTGTTTGGGTTTTCTAATTGGTCTGTTAAAACGTAACGTGCAGCATCTATACAATCAGGATGTAAACCAGTTGGTTTCTGTAATTGGTTTCCTTCTTTATCCTTTGCCCATACATATCCACCTAGTTCACGTTTAAGGTTCTTACTTCTTGATGTAATGTATATTTCGTTTTGGTTCATTAGGTTTATTCCATATACTACTGAATCCCTTCCTTTAGTTACACCGTGAATGTTATGTCCATATCCTTGCAATTCTGCAATACTTTTTGGTTCAGCTGAATCAGCCGTTATGTTTTCTTTTATGTCAGCCTGTGATAAGAATCTAGATATGTCCCTGTTAAGCATTCCTTTCTTGTATAGAACCTCATCATAGATATAGGCATTGTTCCATTTATATAACCCTATTAATGTTGTTGGGTCTACGCTGTATCCAAAATCCATACCATAAGCTAATAAACGTGCTTCTTGTGGTAGGTTATCTATTTCTTTCCAATCAGGAATACATACACCTTCCAAAGAACCTGTTTCACCAAGTCCATATACACGCCACCAGTTTGCCCAATAGGTAGATGTCTTTCCTTTGTCCCTTGCTTTTTCTATTTCATCTACAATAGCCTGATCAAGTACTTCGTTATCTTTGTATGTTAGTGTAACGTAGTCTGCATCTTCTTGTCCTATTATTTCTTTGTCTACCCAAAACAAACTAGAAGGGTTATAATCTAACCATACATTTCCACTTGTTCTAACAGCTAATTGGTTATAAGAATCAAAGGGTACATTGTTACATTCGTTAATGTATAAATCGGTTCTACGTGCCCCCCTTAATTTATCTGGGTTATCTGTGCTAAAGAATTCAATATAACTGCCATTAGTAAAGGTGTATTTTAAGGCACTTTTATTAAGCTGGGTATCCTTATACCTACCTATACCTTTTAAAAGCTGGCAGAAGTCCTTAAAAGCACCCCTTTTTAGATGTGGTACTGATTCTGATACTACACTTATTTCCCTACCTTCATTTCTTATAGCATAGTCAATTAAGATAAGTAGGATACAAATAGTCTTACCAGCAGATGTACCGCCTTTTACTACTTTTATTCTTTTATCTAACTTTAATAACTTATTTAGTGCTTTGGTTCTGGCAACCTGCATCTATAAGAATATTGGTAAATCTTCGTTGATGGTGATGTCTTTAGTTTCACGTGGTTTACCTGCATAGTAATTGTAAAACAGTTGTACGAATTTGAAGTCACCCTTTTCTACACCTATTTTTAATGCTTCATATGCTGCATCTTCTAATGGGGTTAACTTTTCTATTAGGTTTATTTCTTCAGACTTAGACTTTCTACCTGCATTTTTGTTACCACCGTTAAATTTTCTTTTATCCATAATCAAAAAATATCATTATTGATTCTACTATAACAATAACATTATCAATAATTTGTTATTCTACCTATCCAATAAACCCATACTTTAAGTAAAACTTTTCACGTTTATTATGCTTTTCTGTTATTTCGTTTAGGTCATTACTTAAATTCTTATTTATTTCTTCTAGTTCTTTAACCTGTTCTTTTAGCTGGATGTATTTAAGTACTATTGATTCATTCAATTCTACTGTTTCATCTTTTTCTATTTGGTAGTTTATTATCTTGTTTCTTAGGATGTGCATACTGTTCTTCATTCTTTTGTCAACTTCTACCCAAGTGTTTATACTTCTTACACCGTGCAGTACAGATGCGTGGTCTCTGTTTACTGATTCGCCTATTTGTTCTAGGCTTAGTTGTGTGAATTCCCTACACAGTTTAAAGTATATAGCACGTGCTTCTACGTATTGTCTTTTTCTAGTGTTTCTACTTATGCTTAGTTTAAAGTAGCTTTCTACTATTTCTTTAATCGTTTCTTTATTCATCTTCTAGTTTTAAAATTATATCTTTAATTGTCATATATCCTGATTCGTGTATTGCTTTTAATATTCCTGCACACGCTTCATATTCTTCTGCTTCTATATATAAATCTATAGCTTCTTCAAGTTCTGTTATATCTTTACCATTTGTTATGTCTACTAAAGCAAGTAGATAAAATTCTTCTACTATTTCTTTATCCATTCAATTAAGTCGTATAAAGTTTTAATGTGTTTTTTATTTAAAAAGTAAAAGTCTTTAACATATCCTTTCACATTATCTTTTATTGTTTTTTTAAACCAATATTCTTTTGATGTTACAGGTATAACAAAAGTAGATAATGTTTTTTGAGATATATTAATAATAGCAGATGGTGTGTGACTTTTATTATCCCAATTATCTACCATATCTACTATAACATCATTATATGGATAATCATTCATTGAAGTATAACTTCTTGAAGATGATTTTACTTCTAAAGATATTCTTTGCTTATCCTTATATACAAATAAATCTCCTTTATCAGTATAATCTATTCTGTTTCCACCTTTTGGTCTTATTCTTAAATCATCTATAAAAACTTCTAATCCATTCTGTTCAAGTATTTCTTTTACTTTTAACTGGTAATCATATCCTGTTTTTAATTGCTTTACAAAATCTTTGTGTGTATAGGTCATAATTATTATAATATTCCACGCATTACATACTGGTCTAAATCATTGTCTTGTTCAAAGAAGTATTTGTAATTGTCTACTGCTTGTATGAATTTCTTTTCACCTTTTGCTATAAAATCATCAGTAGTTTCAAATATACCTATGTCAGTACTTGCTTTGTCTACCACTAGGAACGTAAACTTCTTTTTGTTAAACAGTCTTAAATATATATAGG